TTTTTTACTGAGAAGGGATACAACAAAGTGTCTTGGCTAAGAGTCAGAAACAAAAAATTATCATGGCATAAATGGAGGAAGTAATGGGTGGTTCACCAATCAGAATAATTAGAAAAGCAGTAAGAGGTGTTACACGAGGAGTAAGTAATATTGTCGGAGAAGGTTTTGAAGAATTGATTGAGAAACCTACAAAAAAGATTGCTCAAGAAGCAAAAGAGACAATAACAGGAACTTCAAAAGAAGATTATAGGATGGCAGAACAACCACAGGTTACAGCAGAAGTTACACCAGAAGTTGTGCCAGATGAAGAAGAGACGTTACTTGCAAGAGGTACAAGAGGAACGAAGCGAACAAAAAGACCAGGGCAAGCAGGTACAATATTAGAAGGTTATGGTGCATTAGAAAGACCTAAAGGTAAAAGAGCAGTAGTCTAGGAGATAAATTATGTCATTTTTAAGACCAAAAGTAGTTATACCACCACCACCACCAGCGCCACCACCACCTATGCAAGCAAGTGATGAGGACACACAAAGAGCAGCAGCTTTATCAGAAGAAGCTATGGCAAATGAAAGACGAAGAAGAAAAGGTCGTGGCTCAACAGTTGTAACAGGTTTAGCAGGTGGAGAGCAAACCACAACCACAGGAACACCAACCTTGTTAGGATAGATTATGGCAGACTATGCAAAAGAACTAGTCAACAGACTGAACTACTTAGAAACCTATCGAAAATATTGGAATACACATTATCAAGAACTAGCAGACTACATGCTGCCTGAAAAGTCAGATATTGTTAAAAAAAGAAGTCGTGGTGAAAAAAGAACTGAAAATATTTTTGATGGTACAGCAGGGATGGCAGTTGATCTATTATCTTCTGCTTTACATGGTATGCTTACTTCTGGTGCAACACCTTGGTTTCATTTAGATATTAAGGATGAAAACATTGGAAGAGATGATGAAGTAAGAGAGTTTTTAGAAAACTCATCTATGAGCATGATGAGAGCATTTAACAGATCAAACTTTGAAACAGAAGTGCATGGTCTTTATGTTGATCTTGTTGTTTTTGGAACTGCTTGCATGTTTATTGAAATGGAAGGTAAAACACTTCGCTTTTCTACAAGACATATCTCAGAGTTCTTTGTGCAAGAAAATCAATTTGGTTTAGTAGATACAGTATTTAGAAAATATAAATCTCCAGTAAGACAAGTCGTTCAAAGATTTGGTATTGACAATCTTACAGAGCATTTGAAGAAAAAATTTGAGCGCAAACCAGATGAAGAAGTTGAATTACTGCATGTGGTTTTGCCCAGAATAAACAGAAATCCAGATAAGCCAGATAATCAGAACATGCCATTTGCTTCTTTTTATATTGATATGGAGACAAAAAAGTTTTTATCCATTGGTGGCTTTGAGGAGTTTCCCTATGTAGTTCCTCGTTTTCTTAAAAGCACAGGTGAGATTATGGGTAGATCCCCTGCTATGACTGCTCTCGCTGATGTGAAAATGTTGAACTTGATGAGTAAGACCATCATTCAGGCTTCACAAAAGCAAATTGATCCTCCTCTGCTTGTGCCTGATGATGGCTTCATTTTGCCAGTAAGAACACAACCAGGAGGTCTAAACTTTTTTAGGTCTGGAACAAGAGATACAATTTCACCACTTAATACAGGTGCAAATATCCCTATTGGTCTTAATATGGAACAACAAAGAAGAGAAGCAATCAGAAGTGCTTTTTATGTTGATCAGTTGCTAAGTGGTACATCACCAAACATGACAGCCACAGAGGTGGTACAAAGACAAGAAGAGAGAATGAGAGTCATTGGCCCTGTTCTTGGTAGATTGATGAATGAGATGTTAAAACCTTTAATAGATAGAGTGTTTGCTCTAATGTTAAGAAATGATATGTTTATGTTACCTCCAGAGATATTGCAAGGAAGAGATATTGACATTGAATATGTATCTCCACTTGCAAAAGTACAAAAGTCAACAAGTCTTAACTCAACAATGAAAGCATTAGAAATATTATTGCCTTTATCTCAGAGTTTACCTGTTGGGGATCATTTAGATGCAGATGGATTAGTAAGACATGTTACAGATAGTTTAGGTGTACCAAAGAGTGTTCTTCGAACAAACGCAGAAGTATCTAATATCAGAGAGCAAAGACAAGCTGCACAACAAGAACAACTAGAGAGACAACAAGAGCAAGAAGATGTTAATACAGCATTACAAGGCGCACAAGCAGTAAGGATGGTCGGTGGTGGTCAAGGAAATTGAAGCACTTAAAAGTATGTATAAACAAGTTTTTACTTCCGAGAGTGGAGAAAAGGTGTTAAAAGATTTAGAAGCAAGATGTAACTTTCGTAATACAATCTTTGTTCAAAACGATAGTAACGGAACTGCTTTTGAAGAAGGCAAGAGAACTGTTTACTTGCACATATTAAATATGTTAGAAGAGGAAACAAATGAACGAAACAGAACAACAGGCAATCCAACCTGAGCAAACTCAAGCAAGTTTGCCTATAGAAACACCTGCTGAAGCAGCAAGTGGAAGTGGATCTCGAAGTGAGTTTCTACAACAATTACCAGAACAAATAAGAGATCATCCAAGTTTACAAAGCATAAATGATGTTGGAAACTTAGGACTATCTTTTGTAAATGCACAAAGATTGATTGGTGCAGACAAACTACCATTACCAAAAAATCCCACAGAAGAAGATTTAAGTAACATATATTCCAAACTGGGCAGGCCAGATGAGCCAAGTGGATATGCTTTGCAAGCTGATGGTCAGATGCTTTCTGAAACAGATGTTAATACTGTGTCTGATATTTTTCATAAACTTGGTTTATCAAAACAACAAGCGAATGGAGTTATAGACTATTACAAGAGTTCTGTGCAACAGACTACAGAAGCCATGTCAAAAGATGCAGCACAACAGAAAACTGAGATTGAACAGAAGTTAAAAGCAGAGTGGGGTGCAGACTATGATGCAAAAGTAGAAGAAGCGAGTAAGGCTGTTACAGATATTGCTGGTGAAGAATTACTGAGTATGGTTCTACAAGATGGAACTAAAGTTGGTAATCATCCAGCATTTATAAAAGCTTTTGCAAGCTTTGCTGATTTTAAAAAGTCTGTAACAAAAGAAGATACAATTTCTGAAAATGCTGTAAACTATAGAATGAGTCCTGCTGATGCACAGGCAAGAATAGATGCAATCATGCAAGATAAAACTCATGCTTATTGGAATAGAAAAGATACAATAAACAGGCAAAAGGCAGTAAAAGAGGTACAAGATTTATACGAGATGGTTAGTGGAGCAGCATGAAATAAGAATGGAATGTTTGAGACTAGCTGTTGAGTTTGGTAGTCAAAGAGATTTAGAGAATCCCAAACAACTCGCAGATACATACTACGAGTGGGTTATGGAGGGTAGCTTAGAAATAAGTCCTTCTGGCAATCGGAAAGACGATAGACCTAACGAGTCTGAAAATCATAGGAGTGTCCGTAAGGGTAGCATACCGAAAGTAACAAAAATGAAACTGTAGTTATTGATAAGGAGTAAATTATGTCAGTAAATGTAACTACGGCATTTGTCCAACAGTATTCTGCTAATGTGCAGATGCTCTCTCAGCAAATGGGTTCATTGCTAAGAGATGCTGTAAGGGTAGAATCTGTTACAGGAAAAAATGCCTTTTTCGATCAGATCGGCAAAGTTACTGCGCAAAAGCGTACAACTCGTCATTCTGATACACCACAAATAGATACTCCACATGCCAGAAGAAGAGTATCCTTGGTCGATTATGAGTTCGCAGATCTTATAGACGAGCAAGACAAAGTTCGTATGCTTATTGATCCAACAAGTGCTTATGCTCAAGCAGCAGCAGCAGCTATGGGAAGATCAATGGATGATGTCATCATTGATGCAGCATTAGGAACTGCGTTTACTGGAGAAACAGGATCAACGTCAACAACCATGCTTGCAGGTAATCAGATTGCAAATGGTGGTACTGATTTGACAGTTGCAAAGTTAAGAACAGCTAAAAAGACACTTGACTTAGCATCAGTAGATCCTTCGATCCCAAGATATATTGCTGTAGGCCCAGAGCAGATTGATGCGTTATTAGGAGATACGAATGTAACATCTTCTGATTTCAACACAGTCAAGGCTCTTGTCCAAGGTGAGATTAACACTTTCATGGGATTTGAATTTATAGTAACCAACAGACTATCAAAGGCGAGTAACATTCGTTCATGTTTTGCATGGGCAGAAGATGGTCTTACATTAGCGATTGGCAAAGATGTCATGGCAAGAATAGACGAGAGAAGCGACAAAGGTTACGCAACTCAAGTTTACTATTGCATGAGTATCGGTGCTACGAGAATGGAAGAAGAAAAAGTCGTTCAGATAGACTGTGATGAGTCAGCGTAAGGGAGAAGTAAATGACTACAAAAAATTCTACACTTGTAGCTAATTTTGAAGCTACTCCTCAAGTTGCTAGTAATTCTCAAGAGCTTCATGGCGTTTTGCGTGTGGCTCAAGGAACGATAGCATTAGCTGCTGGAGACAGCACAGACAATGATATTGTCATGCTTGCTCCACTTCCAAGTAACGCATCTATAACAAAGTTGCAAGTTGCAACAGATGCTTTAGGTGGCAGTTGCACATTTAATGTCGGCATCTATCAAACAGATGGAACAGTTGTAGACGAGGACTTTTACGCTACATCTGTTGCAGATGGAACAACAGCAGTTGCCGATCTTAGAACAGAAGCAGCAGACATAAATACTATTGGTACAAAGATATTTGAAAATGCAGGAGCATCCACAGATCCAGGTGGGTACTACTACATTGCAGCTACCTTCAATGCCACAGGTGGCACAGGTGGTGATATGTCTTTTATCATTGAGTATGTAATCAACTAAAAAGAGGGGGAGCTACCTCCCCCTTTTCAAAGGTTTTTATATGCCATCAGTAGTAGATATATGTAATGAAGCAATGGATTTATTAGGTGCAGCAACAATAACTGCACTTACAGAAAATTCAAAAGAAGCAAGACTTTGTAATAGAAGATTCTCAACAGTTAGAGATGCAACACTTCGATCACACACTTGGAACTGTGCAATAGCTAGAGCAGATTTAGCAGCAGATAGTACAGCGCCTTCTTTTGGTTTTGCAAACCAGTTTACTTTACCAACTGATCCATTTTGTTTAAGAGTTCTATCATTCTTTACATCAAATGTTGATGCAGAGATTTCACCTTATGATAGTCAAGTTATGTTTAAAGTAGAAGGCAGAAAGATACTGTCTGATGAAGCAACATGCAGGATAACCTATATTTCAAGAGTAACAGATACAGAGTTGTTTGATAGTTTGCTTTCCAATGCTATAGCATACAGACTAGCATCAGAGACAGCTTATGCCATTACAGGTAGTACAACAGTCGCACAGTCAATGTATACTATGTATGAACAGAAGGTTAAAGAAGCACGAACAATGGATGCTCTTGAAGGTAAACCAGATAAATTAGTTGCTGATGAGTTTACAAACATAAGGTTGTAGTATGGCAAGAGTTTCTACAATCTTAACTAACTTTCGTGCAGGAGAGTTATCTCCTAAACTGTTTGGTCGTATAGACTTACAAAAGTATAGTGAAGGTTGTGAAACTTTAGAGAACATGCTTGTCTTTCCTTCAGGAGGTATCACACGCAGACCTGGAACTACTTTTGCAGGTAGGACAAAAGATGATGGTAAGGTAAAACTAATTAACTTTGAGTTTTCAGATGAGCAAGCCTATGTCCTAGAGTTTGGCGCAAACTATGTAAGATTTTTTAAAGATGGTGGAATACTTACAGAAGCAACCAAAACAATTAGTGCAATCACAAAAGCAAATCCAGGAGTAGTTACTGCAACATCACATGGATATAGCAACGGAGATAGAGTTTTTATATCTGGTGTTGTAGGAATGACAGAAGTTAACAATAGAGAGTTTACTGTTGCAAATAAAACAACTAACACATTTGAATTATCTGGTGTAGATAGTTCTGGTTTTACAACTTATAGTTCAGGTGGTACGAGTGGAAAAATAGTAGAAGTTACAACGACTTATAGTGTAACTGAGATATTTGAGATTAACTTTGCACAGTCAGCAGATGTATTATTCATTGCACACAAATCTCATGAACCAGCTAAACTTACAAGAACAAGCGCAACAAGTTTTACTTTAACAGATATTGATTTTACAGATGGCCCATATTTAGACGAAAACATAAGCACAACTACAATATACGCAAGTGCTGCTACAGGAACAGGAATAAACCTTGTGGCATCAGCAGCGACTTTTGAAAGTGGTCATGTTGGTGCATTGTTTAGGTTTAGAGAGATTATTGAAACAAGCCATGATGCTTGGGCAGCTTCAACAAGTTATGCACAGAACGATACTGTTAGAAACGCAGGTAATGTTTATAAAAAAACTAATGCAGGTTCACATACTAGTGGCACAACAGCACCAGTACACACAACTGGTACAGAAACCTATGGTAGTATTGACTGGGAGTTTCAGCATAGTGGAACTGGTTTTGTAAAGATAACTGGATTTACAAGTTCAACACAAGTGGCAGCAGATGTTAAAAGTACACTACCTGCTTCAGTTGTAGGCTCAAGCAATCCAACAACAAAATGGTCAGAAGGAGCATTTAGTTCTGTTCGTGGCTTTCCAAAAGCTCTAGCATTTTACGAGGAAAGATTATTCTTTGCAGGAACAACACATCAACCTCAATCCATATTTGGTAGTGTATCTGCTGATTTTGAGAATCATAGTCCTGGAACAAATGATGATGATGCTGTAAACATAACGATAGCATCAGACCAAGTTAATGTTATTAAACATTTATTACCTGTTTTAAGAGAAACAACTTTTGGTACATCACAAGTAAGACCTCTTCGAGCAGGTAACTCAACAATACTTGTGCAAAAAGGAACTGAAAAAGTAAAAGAAATTACATTTGATTTAGATACAGATGGATTATTAGGTGTAGATTTAACTGTGCTTGCAGATCACATAACTAGAGGTGGTTTAACAGATATGATATGGCAACAAGAACCAGAACTCATTTTATGGTTTGTTGCAGCAGACGGAAGATTTGTTGGTCTAACTTATGACAGAGCAAATGGAACAGTTGGTTGGCACGATCACAAAATAGGTGGAAGGTCTGGAAACGCAACAATCACAGTAACAGATTATGCAAACATAGCAGTAGGAACAACATTAGAACTAACTAAATCTGATGGCACAACTGTTACATTTACAAGTGAAGCTGCTGGTTCTAGTAGTCCTTCAAGTTCTTTAGGCTTTCGACCAAACACAAATAACGACACAACAGCAGATAATATTTTTACAGCTATCAATTCACATGCAGATTTTACAGTAGCTAATCCTGCTTCAAATGTTGTTACAATTAACGAAACAACACCGACAGCCTATGGTTATCTAAGTATT